GAGTAATTATGAGAAATACAGGAGAAACCAAAGTACACAAAACTCTCACAATGCCAATTTCTTTCTACGCATTGGTAGAGCAGATTAGACACAAACAGGGAATGGATAGTGCAGAAGAAGCCATTAAAGCCTGTGTAATGCAAACTGCAAGAAAATTAGGACTTGAGGCATAATGAAAAAGTGCATTATGAGAAAATCTGATGATCATGTTTGGAGAATATCATCATGCGATTCAAGAGGGAACGCTGTTTGCTGTTTCTGCCACAGAAGATTTAATGAAGTAATGGGCTATCCTTAGCCCTTTACACCTTTATTTCCATTCTAGTCTTGAGATTCCCAGATATTTAATGTTCCACGTATATCATTGCCACTACCAGCATAAAATCGAATATCAGTTATGGGTGTAGCACTATTATTCCATTCAAAAGATGTTAAATAAACATCAGGTGTAGAATCATTTTGATTTGTCGTTATATTTCCTAATCTAGTATTTGCAGTCCCACTACCATCTGATGGTGCGTTTAATTGCATAAATCCCGAAACAAAGAAATCATCATTACCACCTGAGGTTGCAGTCATTATTTCAATAGTATTAGATGCAGATCCACCACTATAACTTCCATTTCTTCCACTTCTCCAATCATAATTGTTTCCTGTGTCGATACTTCCACTAGTACCAAATCTTAATCTCAATCTATCACCACCTCCAAAACTTCCAGCAAAATTAAACATTAAATATTTTTTAGTTGATGTTAAACCTGTTACATTAAAGTTAGATGAACCTCCCGTTTGCGTTTGGTTTACAATCCTAGTCCATGCAGTAGATGTAGGTAATGCAGCTATAGCTGCAGTATTAGCTGCTATGTTTGCGGTATTTGCATTTACTTGTGCAGTATTATCAGTAATTAAAGAATAAAGTACATCTGCACCCATGAACGTTAAAGTTTGAGATAGTGCACCACCGTCATTTGCTAGAGAATTATTATGTGTATGTGGTAAAGTAAAACTTGATGAATTTCCACCAAAAGTCACTAGACCATAACCTCTATTGGAACTTCTGATGTTGCTGCTGGTAGTATTTGAGCTTCGACTAAAACTGTATCTGCTGCTGCTGCTCCAGTAGTTATTGTTAGATAATTAACAACTGTATTATCAATAGTTGCGAATGTTGATGCTGCAAGTGATGCAAAAACACCATTTAGATTATAATCGTATGATGCAGCATTAGCACCTGAATTATTTGAAATTTTTAAACTAATTGCTCTACCTAGAAATTGATCTGGAAATGATATTCTAGTAGTAGCATTGGCTGGAACTAATACACGAACGGGATATAGTAAAGGACTATTTCCTGAATTTATTCTGTAATTGCTTACAGATTGATTAAAGGGCATAAGAAAAAAACCTCAGTTAAGGGGGCTACCATATCTTACAAGTATGCTAGTTGCTGTTGCTGCTCCAGCTAATTGTGTACATGACCATTGATAAGATCCACTACTCATTGAAACATTACCCACGGGTAAACGTCCACTTGTCGTCGCAGAAATTGCGTTGGAAAAACAACGAACTGGTGTGCTGTTTCCATTTTTGAAAAGCACGAATTCATAGTTTAATCCTGCTGCTGGGTCTGTCTGATTGACCACGTCTTGAAGCTGGTTAGCTCTTAACACGAGAAAATTATTTTGTAAGGATTGTTGATCTACCATGAATACAGGTGCATTTAATGCAACTGGAGTCCCAGTATATGAGCGTTGTACGGGGAGCATATCTATACTCCAAACTCCTGAACTGGTGCTGTTGAGCCACCGCCAAAGATTCCACCTAATGAAAGTCCACCTTGAAGAACTGCTGATGCAGCACCCCCAATCAAACCGCCAGTAAGAAATCCAGCTCCAACTGATGCAATAGGTGTGATGCTTGAATTTGGTGCTACTCTACCCATAACGAGTGTTACTAGGCTTGATGCACCAATTCCTTTTACTACGTCACCAATTACTCCTGTTTTCAAACTTGAACCAATACCTCTAGAAGCACTTCTTGTACTTCTTCTAATTGATCTACGTTTTGCCATTGGTTTTCTTGATGAACTTCTTCTTTTTATTGTTTTCGTTATACGTCTTTTAGTTGACGGTTTTCGGCTCCTGGACCTCGGTTTTTGTGTTGTTTTTCGTTTATTTTGTGCTTTTTTTCGACCTGCTGCCATTCTTTTTAAAAATGCTGATTTTTTAGCACCTGTTAATTTAGCCATTTATTTGCTCCACGGATTTACATAAGTATTTGGATTGCCACCAAAGAAATTATCTACAGAATAACCAGCACCAGCTTGTGAATAATTAGCTTGTTCATATCCACCGCTAACTTTTCCTTGATTAGCAAAGCTTTGATTATTTCTTAAGTTTACTGTTTCTTGCCCGAAAGCTTCTGGGAATATTGTAAAATTATTTTTTTCAGATTGTGGAACTTCATTTAAAATTCCTGATCCATCATAGGGTCTGCAAGTTTTATTTCCGTTTGCATCAAAGGTGCATACTTCTGTAATTACTTCTTCCCAACGTGAATTGGCATAGTTTGGATTATTTTGTTTATCTATACTTGCCTGTCTTTCTTGTGGAGTTACTTTTGCATCTTGAATTCCCGAAGTATCGAAAAATTGACCATCTTCATAAAAACCGATTTTATTAGTTGCTGCTGCATTTGCAAAAGGATTAAGTGACAAAGATCCAGTTATTGAATTTGTAAAATTTGATAATCCAGATCCAATAGATGATCCAATTCCTGATGCACCACCAGCATTTTTGAATAATATGTATGCTAAACCAATACCACCAATAGTTAGTATTGTTCCTAACTTTACCATAACTTATACGATATTCGTATTATACTTTAAACATATCGGTAATATTATCAAACCTAGTATCGAAATCAGTATTTATAGCATCAATTTCAGATTGTTGAGTTTTCGCAATTTCTGATGCATCAGATATGTTTCTTTTAGCAATTATTGAATTATAATAATTTACAGTAGCTTGAGGTAAAACTGGGAATTTTTGTGATAATGGATTTCTATTTCTTGGATCTTCCAATAATTTTTGAAACCATTTAATCACATTATCATCTGATGTTGATCCGTAAATATCAATTATATTTTTAGCTTGGTCTTTATACAAATAGCCAACGGGTTCGCCTCTAGCTGATGAATATTTCGTCCAGCCTTCTTTTGGTGGTACTAATTTTCCTTGTTCGTTAATGTACTCATTTGTCTTATCCAATTCTGATTGAATTAGATCAATTTTTGAATCTCTAATTATTTTTTGTGAATCAATTATTTGTTTTAAGAATGGCTCTTTTTCTTGAACTGTTTTTTTGACAAAATCATTTGGTATTTTGTTTAAAGTTTTGTAAACTATATCATTTGGAATTTGTGTTACTGTTTTTTCAAAAAATGGTTCATTTTGTTCTTCACTAATGCTATAATTATCAATGTTGTCATTTTTTGATTTTGGATTAAACTGGAATAAGTCTCGACCCTTAGAGAGAACCAAAGCTGCAAGTATTGCAGCACCAATGAGAAGAGCTTCATCGACCTTTACCATTGATTACAAAATAAACACTTGTCAATTTTAAAGTTTTTTCCGTTCCAAATAATACCATAACCATCATAGCAAGCTGTACAAAGTTTTCCTTTCTCTTTTCCTAATCTAGACACTTTCAGTATTTTCAGCTGAAATTTCATTAGATTTTCCTTTAGGACTTTTAACAAATTTAGAAATTAAATCAGTAACTTTTTCAGGATTTTCTTTAACCATTTTTTCAATGAATCCCATAGCTTCTGGTGATTGTAATAATGGCTGAATGTTTTTTGGCAGCATAGGTGCAATTTGAGAAATTAAACCTCCAATAGAAGATAGTGGATTTTCTGGATCAAAATCTTCCTTGTTAATACTTAATCCGTTTTTCATCTTGTTTAATTTTCCTTTCATCTGTTTATTTTCTTTTTCTAATTCCATAATGTAACTATCATATCTATTCTTAATTTTTCCATGAATAACGTTATTTCCATACAAATTTTTAGAAATTAGTATGGCACATATTCCTGCAGCTACTACACTAGCTAAAATTACATACTCAAACATACTATACACACCATACATACTGTTAAAACTGTTATGATATACCCAGATCTACCTCCTTCTCCCCTCACACTCCCCTTATCCTCCTTTATTTTGCTAAGTTTAATTACATGACTATCTTAACTTATCCTATCCTCTTTATGATGCCGTTTGGGAAGTGGAACAGGGGGAACGGTGAAAGGGGCTGACGAAGTCATAAACCGTTAACGAAATAAAAAAAACGGTTTAGGATTGATTTGCTTTAAAATCATAAGTGTGTGTGTGTACGGTTAAATACAAATTATTTTAAGAGTAATTATGAGAAATACAGGAGAAACCAAAGTACACAAAACTCTCACAATGCC